TGCAAAGCCAGCAGGACTATTTTACAACTACGCAAGGTGGGCAGTATAAAGGCTCGGGTATTGGCGGTACAATCACTGGGTTCGGTTGCGGCACGTTAGTAATTGATGATCCTATTTCACCGAAGGAAGCCGGTTCAGACACCATAAGATTAACTGCAATAAGTGAGATAAGGTCGACGCTATTCTCGAGGTTTAATAAGTTTGCGGACGGTAAGCTTATTATGATAATGCAAAGACTCCATGAGCAAGACCCAACAGGTGACTTGCTTGCAGATGGTGGATATTATCATTTAAAGTTGCCAGCGGAAAACAAAGGTAAGACTATCAATTATAGTCGAGGTTCTAAGACATGGACAATGGAGGCTGGGGACTTACTGACACCACGCCTTAAACGTGCGGATTTAAACGAGTTATGCTTAAACCTGACCGAATACAACTACGTCGGGCAGTATTTACAAGACCCTGTGCCACTTGGCGGTGGTGAGTTTAAAGAGGCTTGGTTACAGGTGTATCATCAAGGTTCTATAAAGCCAAAAGAAATGAATGTTGTGATACTAATTGACCAAGCAGGTGGTGAGGAGCTTAACAAGAGAAAGAAGAAATTGTCAGACTGGACAGTTTATGCGGTTGTTGGATTAGCAGCCGATAATAACTACTATTTGCTTGATATGATAAGGGATAGACTAAACCCTACTGAAAGGGTTGATACTATGTTTATGTTACATAGAAAGTGGAACGCTCTTTGTGGCAAGCCTCCGAAGGTTGGGGTTGAGCAAATAGGTATGATGACGGACGCTCATTACATTCGGGAAAAACAAAGACAAGACGCTTATCATTTCAGCGTTACAGAATTGGGTGGTACACAAATAAAAGAGGAGCGTATCAGGTGGTTAATTCCAATTATGCAGCAACACAGGTTTTATATACCGCCAACGCTTGCTTATGTTGATAGCCAAGATAGAAAGTTTGATTTGATAGCTGAGATGAAAGGGGAGATGGCTTCATTTCCTAAAGCTCGTTGGGATGATATACTAGATACGCTTTCAAGATTGGGTAATGCTGATTTATCGTTGCAATTTCCGAAAGTTAAGGCTAATATGACACAAAGAGCATTACAAAGACCTGAACAACCTGATAGCTGGGAAAATTGGTGATGGAATCAGAAGAGAAAAAAATGACATCCGAAAAAATGACAGATGCGTTAGTTGTAAAAACTTTCCGTAAACATAGGCAGATAAGCAAGCGAGGGCTTTCAGGGCAGTATGATAATACGAGGGCTTGTTGGAGCTTTTATAATGCAGACCAGATGACATACACGGACACAATCCAATTTGCAGATACAGCAGGTAGAAGACGCAGGGCAATGGTGAACTTTAACGAAGTACAGCCAAACGTTGATGCGGTTGCTGGGTTTATGTGCCAGAATCGCAGACAAGCGACGGCAATAGCACGTTTAAATAAAAACGAAGGGCAACAGTTATATTCTAAAAATTGCAACGCCTTATTAGAATATCATCGTGGCAACATGAATGCAGACCAATTAGAAACAGACCAAGACTTGGATATGTTAGTTTGTGGTTATGGTGCGATTGACACAGAAATAAGTTATGATATAGGCAACGCAACCACAATGCCTAATGGTGAGATTATTAAGAACAAGTTAGATAGTTCTTGTACATATTGGGATTCATTATCACAAGACAAAAATATGGTTAAAGCTCGTTGGGCTGGGTACTGGCAGGACTTCGATTTAAAAGACGCATTAAAGTTATTCCAAAATTCTGATGTAGATGATTTTGAAGAGGTGGGAACTGAAGACCAGTCAAATACTGGTTATGTGTATAACCCATACGGTGGCATCTATGATAAAATAAAAATGGATAATACTGTTGAATGGGCTTCAGCAGAGGCTGAAATGGTGAGGGTATTTAATCACCAATGGTTTGAGTACGAGACTTTCTATAAAGCTGAAAATCCGCTATACACTGCAACAGACCCGATGGACGCAATGTATATTAAGCTTAGGTTAGATTTTATCAAAAGTAAGATAAAACTTCCAGGTGATACTAAACAAGACGATATGTATGCGTTTGACCCAACTGCTGAAACTTTCACCTTTGACGAAAACACTAAGAGACTGCTGGTAAAAGAATTTGGCAAGATGATAAACCCGATATCATTCACACGCAAAGTATTTTACACGGCTGTAATTAGCGGTGAGCATGTATTTACATGGTTTAAATCAGTATCACAATCAGGCTTTTCTATCAAATTTAAGACAGGCAACTGGAACGTAGCGAAACAACGCTGGGAAGGCATGGTAAATGTCTTAATGGAGCCACAGAAATACAAGAACAAAGCATTAACTGAAATGATGTTCATTATTGCGGCGAACTCCAAAGGTGGTGTGATGATTGAGGAGGATGTCACGGATGATGTGGCAGACTTCGAGAGTAAATGGGCTAAAACTGACGCTGTTATAGTAGTTAAGTCGGGCGGTGTATCAGGTGGAAAAGTACAACAGAAAGCGGTTGCAGCGTTGCCAACAGGGCTGGAGAGTATAATCAATTTTTCAGACCAAGCTCTTGCAAAGAACGGTGTAGACCCTTCATTTATGGGCGATATATCAAGAGAAGACCAATCAGGAGTGCTTTATAAGCGTAGAATACGTCAAGTTATATCAAGGTTTGCTCGGTATTTTGACAGTATCACATTGTACCAGAAAGAAGATTGTCGCATGATGTTGGATTTGCTCCCGATATGGGTAGAAAACAACAGGGGTGCAACTATCCGCATGGTTGGTGAGGATGGTTCGGACGAATATTTTGTGCTGATGGAAGATAAGCTTGCACCTGAATATGATGTGGATATTCAAGAAGCGTCATTATCAAGCGATGAGAAAGCAGAAACTGCGGTTATGTTATCGCAAGCAGGGTTTAATCTACTGACAGTTGGACAAGTGCCACAAGGTATGTCTTTCATTGCTGAATCATTACAGTTCTATAGATTGGATGGTGATGTAAGGGAGAGATTGACACAAGCATTGCAGCCGAAGGAAGACCCACAAGTGGTACAAATGCAACAAGAATTGCAGAAAGTGCAGCAATACATAGAGTCTGGTCAAGTTGACAAGATTAAGTCCGAAGCTCAAAGAAACTATGCACAAGCTGCGAAGACTTTGAAAGATGGTAATATCAGCGATGCACAAGTTGGCAAGATTCGAGCTGAAACTGTTAATACATTAGAAACTGCTAAAAGGACATCAATTGAAAGCCAATTAGCAACCACCACAACAAAAGAAAATATTAACATAAGTATATAGGTATTACATGCTACTAGAAGAACTTAAAAAACTAAAAGAAGAATTAGAGCAGGGGCAGACTAAAGAGGAAGCTCCAAAAGAAGAGGAAGCTCCAAAAGAAGAGGAAATTGTAGAAGATGTAGAAGATGTAGAACCTAAGGAGCCTGAAAAAGAGCCAGAAAAACCTAAAGAAGAAGAAAAGAAAGAAGAGTTGGATAATGCGGGGTACGCACGTTTAAGACGTGAGGCAGCAGCAGAGAGGAGAGCTAAGGAACAATTACAACAAGAGCTTGACGCTTTAAGGGCAGAGAAGAAAGAAGAGGTTGAAGAACCACAATATCAACCACTACCGCCAGAAGTTCAAAGAGCTGTAGAAGATAGTACATTAAACAGGGCGGAAAAAGAGTTCTCAATATTAGAACAAAAAGTAAAACAGGCACATCCTGAATATAGTGCGGTTGCAACTGAATACGCCCAAGCCTTGTATCAATCAATCCGCATTCAAAACCCACGCAAGACTGATGTTGAGCTTCAAGATATGACAAAACGCACAATCTTGTTGAAGGCTGGTGAGTTTGCAAGACAGGGTTATGAAAATCCAGTAGAAGAAATGTACCATGAGGCAAGGGAGCTTGGATATACTGGCAAGTCTCTACAGAAAGCCCCCGAAAAAGAAGCGGAAGAGGAGAAAATCGCACCTGATTATAAAAAGGTTGCTGAAAACCGTAAGCGTTCCGCTGGTATGGCAGCAACAAATGGGCGTTCGCAAGCACAACTAACTCAACAATCAGCACTAGAGACTATGACGGTTGAGGAGTATGCTAAGCTATCAGTGGCAGAAAAGAGAAGGTTGATGTATGGAGAATAAAGATCTAAAAAAAGATGAAGATATATCAGCTGTATCAGCGTTTTTTGAAAAATATGAAATTGACAAAAGGATAATAAAGCTACAACAGGCTGCCGTTGACTTAAAACTTGCCATCCCTAGAATTTATGTAAGTTTAGGAGGGGCGGAGTTTTCGGAATTGCAACAAGCTTGTTTGAAAGATGGGATTTCTACAAGCCTAAAAACCCCAACACCGCAAGATAGCTATATAGGTAATTGTTATGGGGTTGATTTGGTAAGAACTTGGGAGCGGTAATAATTTTACACTTGCAAAGTTATAAAATAATGATTAGTATAACATAAAGGAGTCATCCACCTAACGGATAGTAGCGTGTTGTAGCTTCAAATCAACCGTCGCATATCGTTAATGCCTACTGCAAAACGTGGTCACGCACGACAAAACGTAGAGGATTCAGGCTCCTTATAACTCCCTGTTACACGCAGTTGTTTATCAGCAACAGTTTAACAATGGAGTTATTATGTCAGAGACATCAATGACCTCTTCTGATGCGTTGACCCGTAAAATATGGGCTTTATCCGATTGGGTGAATCCAGGTCAGCAAACAGTATTTGGTCACTTATTTTCACGTGGAGCAGTATATTTCGCAGAGGAGTTTCTAGGTCAAAAAGCTAGAGGCGATTCCATCACTTATGATTATACAAATAAACTAACAGGCGTTCCTGTTGGCGAGGGTGGTACATTAGATGGCAACGAGGAAGCTTTAAATCTCGGAATGTTTACTTTAGCCATAAACACAACTCGTATCGGTGTATTAAATCCTAACGATGACACTATCGAGCAACAACGTACTTTAGTGCCTTTCCCTGAAAGAACACGCAAGATTATTCCTAATCGTCACATGGAGCTTTTAGATACTGCGGTATTCCAACAACTAGGTGGTGCGTATCCTACATCATGGACGCAAAACCAAACAACTTGGAGCGGTAATAACCGTCTATTTGTTACTGGTCATAACGTGCCAGTTGCCCCGTCTACTGATAGGATTATTCGTGCAAGTGCTGCTGCCACAGACCAAGCATTGACTTCGGCTGATACTATGTCGCTTGACCTTATAGATGTGGCGTTAGAGCAAATCGCTATATCAAACCAACCATTAGAAATGTTGGATGATAATACATACGATGGTTTCTTCTCGCCAGAGCAAATTACAGATATTAAACGTGATTCTGCTGGTCGTATTCAATGGTTTCCTATGGCTATGGCTATGGCTGCTGGTGGTGATTCATCACAGCTTAAAGGTTATATGTTTAATAGAATGCCATGTTTGGGACAATATGCCAACGTGAATATTTATCAAGCAGCAAGGGTCGCTTATGGCGTTTCAGGTGCGGATAGTTCGGTAATAACTACGGTTCGAAGAGCTGTTATCGTTGGTAAAGACGCATTGACGTTTGCGTCACCGTTTGGTGGTCGTCCTACAGATAAAGGCGTTCCGCTTAAATATTTCAGTCAGTTGAAAGATTATGAATACTACAAAGGCTTAGAAGGAAGAATGATTTATGGTTTGAAAAAAACTGTTGCGTCTAACTCTTCTGATATTGGCGTATTCGTTATTTCAACTTACGCAGCATCACACGCATAGGGAGATAAGCAAATGACAACACCTTCAATATATCCTACTCAATATGACGCAACATCAAGGGACTTTCGTAAAGTTAAGAAAGACCGTTCTGGTGCTTTGCGTCTATATACAGGAGCTGTAACGATTCCTTCAGGTACAGTCGCAACAACTATAGTGGGGCTTATTCCTTTTAATAAAGGTGCAAAGTTCGATATAGGTAGCACGGATATTTACATTGCTGATATAGGAGCTGCCACAACAACAGTTTCTATTGGTTGGGTTTATGACGATAACGTTACTTATACTAACAACCAGATAGGTTTTGCGAGTGCGTCAACTGCGATTCAAGCAGGTGGCTTTATCTCTATGACTGCCAGTGCTTCAGGCTTAAGCTTTGTTGCAGATGGTAACGGTTGGTTGGTAGCTACAATTAATACTGCTTCAACTGATACCTCTGGTGCGATTACGTTCTCGATAAGGGGAGTGTATGACGGTTTAGGTGTAAATAACTCAAACAACCAGAACTAATATGGCAACATTGGCGGAGATTAGAACATGGGTATCAAAAAGGTTGCAAGACCCTAATAATACCTCTATCTCCGCCAGTGATGTTGACGCTTTAACAAACCAAGCGATACGTTATTGGAATGACTCAAGATTTTTCTTTAACGAAGTAACGGATACTGCCACATTGACACAAGGCGATGCCACTATACCGATTCCAAGTCATTGGTTGTGCCCGTCGATAGATAACTGTTTTGTAATTGAATATTCAGGAATTAGATACCCATTAAGAAAAGTATCAGAAATGGTATATAACTCTACTTTTTTAACCAATGGAGTAGGGCAACCTGAGATATTCACGAAGCAAGCTAACTCTGGTTATCAATGTTATCCGATACCAGACAGGGCGTACACAGTAAGAAGGTTTTATTTAAAGGAATATAACGCTTTATCTGGTGATAGTGACACAAACGAATTTACGACACATGCAGAAGATTTAATAAAATATACAGCAGTAGCTTATGGCTCAAGGGATTTTAGACAAGATATACAAATGTATCAAGCATTCATAGACCAAGCAAATACAGAAGAGCAAGCTTTGATAAATGAAACAAGAAAAAATAACGCAACAGGTTCATTAACTATTTACTCTTAATTATAAAAAAGGAAGAAAACAAATGCCAGACGTTCTTATACCAGGTGCCTTAGGCAGACTACCAGCACACGGCTCAAACGCCCCAACAACTGCAAGAATACCTATGTACTTGCCAAGCACAGGCAGAATTAGTTATGTAACACCAGACCAGATTGCATCAGGTGCAAGTGCAGTTGATGGACCAGCTTCTGCAACTGACAATGCTATAGCTAGGTTTGATGGTGCAACAGGTAAATTAATTCAAAATTCAGCCGTTACAGTGGCTGATACCACTGGAGCTATTGCAATCACAGGCACAGGGGGTGTGACCGTAACTGGCACTACTAACCAGCTTGTTTTAGGCACTACCGCCACAACAACAATAAATGCAGTTGCACCAGCCGCTTCAAGAGTTCTTTCAATTAGAGATGCAGGGGCGAGTGGTTCGTTTGTAGTTGGTGGCGGAAACGCTGCGGTAACGTTAACTGGAACTGGAGCCACGTCAACAGGCACAATGACAACTTTATCTGCTCGAGTAACTACCGCCGCATTAACAACGGCTGGACAGGCTACGCACGTCGCCACGATTACCTACACAGGTATTGCTGCAACTGATATAGTTTTGGCAACGCTTGCTGGTGGCACGAACACAACGGAAAGCCTAGTTTTAAGAGCGGTATGCACAGCAAATACTATAACTGTTGGTATTACAAATGCTACCGCTGCAACTGCTGTCAACGGAACTATTATATTTAACCTACTTGTAGTTAAAGTGTAGGGGGTGAATTATGCCAACTTTTACCACGAATTACAATCTTGCAAAACCGCTTGTAAATAGTGCGGTAGACCAAGATTTATGGGGTACTGAACTTAATAGTGATTTGGATATTCTGGATACAACGTTAAAATCTCTGCAAGACCAAATTACCGCCTTATCAATTAGTACGCAACTTCCTATAGGCTCGCTGTACTGGAATAAAACCAACGCAACAAATCCTGCGACGTTATTAGGTTATGGAACTTGGGTTGCGGTTACTGATAAGTTTATAGTTGCTCGTGGTAGCACATATACAGGAACTGGCGGTGCTGCTACAGTGACTTTATCTTCAGCTAATCTACCCTCAACAACTTTGACAGTTCGGACAGGGGGAACTGTTTCGGGGCCAGCGACAGGCATCGTGATGAACGCAACGGCAGGCTCTGAAAACGGTACTGCTAACACCAGTTCTTTTGGCTCTGGCAGTGCATTTAGCATTATACCAACCTACCAAGCTGCATATTGTTGGGAAAGAACAGCATAAAGGATTAAAATGACTCTTGCTAGCGAACTTGTAGAATTGGAAATAATGCCGGGCATGATGCCGTCTACGGACGCAACGGCAAGCGATATTCCATGCTGGTCTATTGGTTCTCGTGTACGTTTTGACCCTACAACTGGCAGGCTTCGTAAATTAGCTGGCTGGTCAAGCATTCCATTTAGCTATGATGCCACAATATCAGGCACTATGCGTTCTATATATTCAGCGACAATAAATCAGCGTGTTGCCACTATTATTGGCACAAATTCGGGTCTTTATTCCATAAATGGCTCAAGATTAAGTAATATAACACCTCTTAGCACATCATCAACAGGGGTTGCAAACTCACTGGCAACGCATTACGCAACGCTTGCGAATAACCCAATAACCACCGTAAATGATAGTACTTCGATATCAATTGCAGATACAGAGGCTAGTTTATTTAAAGTGGGTGATACTTATACATTATCAGGGGCAGCAACAGTAAATGGCGTACCGAATACCGATATAAATAAAGCTCATATTATTCGCTCTTTGGGCGTAAATGTTGTTGGCTTAACGGTGGCAACGGCTGCGACAAGTTCAGGCAGTGGTGGCGGTGGTGCAGTGGTTAGAAGTAGTGGACTTATTACACTAACAAAAGTAGCACACGGTTTATTGACAGGAGAGCGTTTAAAGATAGCAAGTGCGGTGGCGTTTGGAGGCATTACAGCCCCTCAAATTAATATGGAATTTGAGATAAGGAACGTCCTAATAAATAGCTTTGATGTAATGACAAGCGGAACGGCTACGTCTTCCGTTAGTGCCGCTGGTGGAGCTGGCACGATATACTATCAGCAAATTGCAGCAGGGGCATTAAATCAAGGGGCAGGGCAGGGATATGGTGCAGGGTTTTATGGCGTTGGATTATATGGCACTGCATTAATTTCAAGCTCTGGAGAGACATACCCAAGAATATGGTTTAGTGATAGATACGGCGACAATATTATTACAACGGCTGGCAATAGCACAGGTGTTTACACTTGGGATGGTATCGATGTCACGGCTCCTACTTTAATAACAAACGCCCCAACTGATATTAATTACGCTTTTGTTCAAAATAATATTCTGGTTACATTTGGACATGATGTAGAAAATAAAATTTTTTCTTCAGACCAAGGTAATTATACGCAATGGACAGCTTCCTCTAATAATCAAGTTTTTGAGGATACTATAGAAGGAGCTGGACGGTTTATATCGCATGTGCCTGTAGATGGCTATAGCTTAATTTTTACAGAAACCCAAACATATATCTTTAAATACATTGGGCTTTTATCAGGCATATTTCAGATACTACAATTAGACTCAACTATAGGAATTTTAGCCCCAATGGCTAGAGTATCGGTTAACGGTTACGGCTATTGGATGGGTGCGGATAATTTCTACATGTATAGAGGTGGTAAAGTTGAAGTAATACCGTCTAATTTTGGCAAACAAAGCTCTTGTTTGAGGTATGTGTTTGATAATTTAAACTACTCTCAAAGATATAAAATATTCGCATGGTATAATGAGAATTATGATGAAATTTGGTGGCATTATCCGACAGCTAATTCAAATGAATGTGACAGGGTTGTAAGATTTAACCGTAAGCTTACTTGCTGGGCTGTAGATGAAATGGATAGAACGGCAGCAGAGTATCCAATTCAAAATCTCTCAAATCCAAGATTAGGAAATGTTGGCACTTTTTATTTACATGAAACTGGAAATGATGACGATGGTGCAGCGATGGCATTTTCTGCAACAACAAAAAAATATCTATCAGGCACAAGAACAAACATCATAAGTCAGATTATACCAGACTCGAAAATGACAGGCACAATAGCGTTAGGAATAAATACATATAATTACCCTCAATCTGCAACGGCTATGAATAGCACTACTTACAATATAACTTCAACAACTGAAAAAGTGCCAACTCAAGTAAATGGTAGATACAGCAATTTTACAATTTCAGGTGAAGAACTTGGACAAAGTTTCTTGATGGGGCAATGGATGATAGAGCCACAAAAGGCAGCGAGGACACCATGACAACATTTAGAGAATATCCTTATTATCCATCTGAAAACTTAGAGGATGTAAAAGAATTATTAAGACAGATAATAAACCTTCGCAAGGATGATATTTCGGTTATATCGCAAATAACATCGTCGTTTATATCGGGGCGTAAGGTGGGGAAAATACCTACTGGAAGTGCGGATGTAGACCCTGCAAAAGATAAGGTTGGAGATGTGAATTATACAGCTAGTTTTCTGTATATTTTAATAGATAACGCTGGCACTCCTGCGTGGAGAAGAGTGGCTTTAGCAGCGTGGTAATAGGAGAATGGTATGGGATTTTTAAATAATTTATTTGGCGGTTCTAAAGGGAATGCGACGCAATCTCAGCAATCTGGTTACAGTGCGTTGCCAAGTAACCTAAAATCAGGTTTTGACAAATTAGGGCAACAAGTAGCACAATACACCGATGTTAGTAACCCTGCAAATATAGCTATGTTTACACCTATGCGAGAAACCGCAGGCGAAACACAGGCGTATAATAATATCAATAGAGGCTTCACCCCAACGGCTGAAACCTTAGGGGCTGATTTATCCATGTTACAGAATCCGTTTAATGATTATGTAATTGGAGGGATTAATAACACTGCCAATAGCGATTTTAGTATATTAAAACAGAACTTAAACCAAGTAGGGCAGTTTGGCTCAAACCGTCAAACTTTAGGTGCAAATGATGTTGAGTTACAAAGACAAAATCAAATAGGTAGTTTATTGCAAGGTCAATACAATACAGCGTTAGGGCAAGTGCTTAATAATTTAGTGCCACAAAGACAACAAGACGCAATGAATCAATTGAACGCAGGACAGAGCCAAAGAGGGCTGGATTATCAAATAAAACAAGCTCCTATCACAGCATTGAACGCTGGCACAAGTATGATTGCACCATTTACGGCTGGTGGCGTGGGAAGTTCCTTTGACCCCGGCAGTACTGAGGGAATAATCCCGGGGATAGCGAAATTAGCTGGTGCTGTTGGAACTGGTATGAAGGCTTTTTCAGATATGACTTTAAAGCATAATATAGAATACAAAACTAACAAAAACGGTTATAATATTTATGAGTTTTCATATAATGGAAGTGACCGCAGATTTGAGGGTGTAATGGCTCAAGAGGTGCAAGAAATAATGCCAGAAGCGGTTATACAAACGCCTATTGGATTGGCAGTTAATTATGGCATGATAGGAATAGAATTTAGAGAGGTTGCCAATGGATATGTTTGACAGAATAGGAAGGGGATTAGCAGGTTTTGGGGCTGGTTATGAAGGTCACGGCATGCAGTATTTGCAACAGCTTCAAGATGAGGATTTAAAACTAAAGCAACAAGCGGCTTTGCAGGAATTATCTACATCTAATAACCCAGAGCAAATTATGCAAAGTTTAGCAAGCCAATCGCCAGAGGCTTTACTAGCTTATGCAAAATTTAAGCAAGAACAACTAACGCCTAAAGCACCAATGACAAACGGACTGCCAGAGGGCTACATGTGGCAAGATGGACAAGCGGTGCGTATTCAAGGCGTAGCTCCGAAGCCACAATTACCACAAACAGCAGGATTGCCAGAAGGTTATATGTGGAATAATGGACAGGCGGTTAGAATACCAGGAGTTTCTCTAAAAGCAGAAGCTCCATTGTCTCCAATTGCAAAATTAACGGCAGATTATAAAGCTGGATTAATCGATGAAGAGACTTATAAACGCACCGTTGCAAAAGAGACCGCACCAGTTGAGAGGCAATACAAACAATTCCAATTGCAAGCGGCTAGTTTTGCCGACCGTATGTCAAAAGCAGAGCAAATATTACAGCCTATAGAGCAATCAGGTGCTGACGTTGTTAATGAGGGGGCGAGAACTGCCGCCGCTATACCAAGTTTGGGCTTAGGTGAGGTTATAGGCAATAGCATGCTATCAGAGGAGCAGCAAGCTTACAAAAACGCCGCTTCCGAATGGATACGCTCAAAGCTTAGAAAAGAGTCTGGATCGGCTATACCAGAGAATGAAATGGAGCAGGAGTATAGAACATATTTTCCAGTTGCAGGGGATAAGCCAGAGGTTATAAAACAAAAAGCTATGTTAAGAATGGCAAATACACAGTCTATGATTAAACAAGCGTCTGGAGCCTATGAAGACCAATACGGTATGGATAGTCCACAAGTAGATAGCACCATAAATAACCCAGCCCCAGATAAAGGTGGAAAGGTTTTAATATTTGATAAAGACGGAAATATAGTACAATGATAACTGCACAGCTTCCAGATGGCACTAGCCTACAATTTCCAGACGATACGCCACAAAGCGTAATTCAAAGCGTTGTGCGTAAACAGTTGGGTGTTGGCACGCCATCTGCACCAAGACCAGCAGACCCACGTACCACGGGCATAGGACGTACAGTTGCAGACCAAGGGGTGCAGGGGTTGACATTTGGTTTCGGAGACGAGGTGAGTGACGCTATAGGTGCTGGCGTTGCAAAGTTATACGGCATGGCTACAGGTAATAATGACAGTTCTTTATCGCAATTATATAACGAGGCTCGAGCTAACACAAGCCAGCGGTTGCCAGCACAATTTGATGAGAATCCTTTAACAAGTATTGCTTCGCAAGTAGGCGGTGCTGCTTTGACAGGTGCTGCTGGATTGCGATATTTAGCAACAAAAGCCCCAGCGGTTGCTGGGGCATTGGAGGCGTATGCACAAGCAAACCCATACAAAACAGCCATTGGAGCTGGTATATCATCGGGGGCGTTATATGGTGCTGGAACAAGCACAGGCGGAATTAAAGAAAGAATCCCAGATGCACTTTTGGGTGGCGTGGGTGGTGCTGTTGCTGGTCCTTTGGGGACTTATGTAGGCAGAAACGCAATCGCTCCTTTAGTTAATAAAATAGGCTCAACTGCTCCAGTCCAATCAGCTCTATCAAAGATAGGGGATTTTGCACAAAAACCAGTACAAAACGTTAACCCTGTGTTAAGTGGTGCGGAATCGCAAGTATTAAAAACTGATATGAATCCCAATCTATTAAAATTGAAAGATGAAATATTTACAAAAACTGGCGGTCAAAGATTGCAAGACGCAGGATTGCAACGATTAGAAAACGATGCAAGGGCTGGGACATTAACGAAAGGGGCGGAGCGAACAATCCTTGAGGCTGATAGAGTCCAAAACAGGGAGTTCCATACATATATAGACAATTTAGCAAAGGGCATAGATAAAGGCACAGACCCAAATGTTTTAATTGAAGGCGTTACGGATGTTTTAAAGGGCAACGCTAAAGCGATGAAAAAAGGCGTTAATAGTGCCTATGAAATAGCAAGAGAAGGGAAGGGCGTTAAAATTGGAAGCCAAGATATAAGAGAGGGTTTATGGAGTAATATAGCCGCTACTCGCAGGGAGCAAGCGTACGATATATCTCAAATGCCAAAAGCAAAAGCCGTTATAAAGAGACTTGCTACATATTCAAAACTACGCCCAGAATCCCCGATATCAGCAGTAAAGTTAGGAGAACTCGAAAACTGGCGGAAACAGGCTACAAATGCAATATCATCAACGCAAGACCCAACGGAAAAAAGATTTTTAGGGCAGATGGTGCGTGGCTATGATAATTTCATGGAAGAAACGGCAAGTGATGCTGTAGACTTAGGAGATGCCCAAGCTATAAATGCTTTTAAGGATGCGGTCGGGAAAAGGCGTGAGTACGGTCAATTATTTGAACGTAATAAAATAGTGCAGGAGATAATAGGAGGAGAGAAATCGGTAGATGATACGGTGAAGTCACTAATCGGCACTGGCTCCATAAAAGGCAAAAAAGAAATGGCTAATAATTTTGATGCTATAGTAAAGGCGGCAGGGGAAGAGTCGGATAACGTGCAGAGCGATTTAAGGCAAGCGTTCACACTTAATCTTTTTAAAAAATCTATAAATGGCTTTGAGCCGAATAACCCTAGCGTCGAGAGAATTTCGCCAGCAAAATTAGCTACCGAAATGGAAAATCTATTTATACACCAAAGAGATTTTGCAGAAAAGTTATACGGTAAAGACGTAGTGCAGGAAGGGTTAAAAGGAATAAAAGAATTGAAACTTATTTCAACCTCTCAAGCTGGCGTAAGGAATGCGTCTGGCAGTGGCGAGTGGCTGGGAAGATTTTTAAACGCACCTGGCATAAAACGCATACCAGGTGTTGGTTTAGTAGGTCAAGCGGTTGAGGCGCAACAAGCACATCAAGGAGCCGCACAAGTAAATAAAAGCTTGCATGATTTTTTAAAAGAGTCGAATAAACCTGTGTCAACTATATGGTCAACAGTTGCACCAATATCGACGCAATCTATCAACAAGGAGAATAAATAATGGCTAGAATATATAACACCACTCTAACAGCAAACGGAGACGCAATTATACCGCTTCATAATAACAAAGCTGGAAAGCGGAATATATACAGCGTGCAAGTTTATGCAACATTTGGCGGTGGCACTGTAACGGCTTTTATAAATCCAGCGGGTAAAGTTTCCGCAGAAGCTGGCACAACTAACGATATCTCGTTAAAAAATGCTTACGGTACAGCTATATCATCTACGGTTGCGTTTAATTTTGATTTTGAATGCAATAGTGATACAATGAACGCTGTAGTGTTGAAGATTACATTAGCAGGTGCAACCGCCCCATCATTAATAGTAAGAGTGGATGACGCAACGTGATAACATACGAATTAGGGCTTTCGCAATCAGCAGAACTGGCTTATGAACTAGGAAGCCAATCAGCAATCGACGCTGGAGCAACTGGATTTTATATTGATAGCTCTTTAAAGCTATGGCTTGATGCCTCGGATACGTCAACTATATCTCATAGCACAGGTAATGTTACTTCATGGGGAGATAAATCAGGTAATGCTAATAACGCTACAACAAGTAGTGGCTCTCCAAGGACTGGTGATAGCACACAAAACGGCAAAAACGTTATAGATTTTACCACAAGCCAAATGACGCTACCATCTGCTTTATATACTATTCCAAGTGGTGCAAACACATTATTTGTAGTGGCAAAAAGAACAACTGAAACAGGGCTTATCGGAACAACAATAGCCATGGCGACGGGTGCGACAAACCAGTATTTCCATATATTTGGTGTTGCTGGCTTTCAATCATTTACAAATAGAGACGCAGGTGGCGGTTCTAGGTCTGTAAGCGGAATAACAAATACCAACTTTAGCGTTGCGTATATGAGGCGTTCTTCAACAACGCAAGGAATAGCGGTAAACTCAACGACATTATCAACTAACACCAGTGCAACCGACGCTACGCCTACCGCTGCCTATATAGGAACTGCAGCAAGTTTAACACTGCCATTAATTGGTAGTATTGCAGAGATTATTTTATATAACGCTGCAATAACAGATGCACAAGCATTGACTGTTATGAACTACTTATCAAGAAAATGGAATGTAACTTTAACATAAGAGGATTGTATGAACTATATACACCAAGGCAGAACAAATATTTTAAAAGCGGCTTATCCAGCGTTAGAGGTTAAAACACAAGGGGTTTTAGCGTAATGCCGAAAGTAACAACCGCCGGATTAGATGAAAGGCTCAAGCATGTGGAAAGGGAGGTTTTGGTTCTTCAAGATAAAAAGCTTTCTAAGCATGAAAAAGCTAATATTGACCAAAATATTACAGGATTAAAAGACATTTTCTCAAAGGACATAGAGAAGATGCACAGGGAGCTTGAGACTACATCTAAAACAACTATGGAAAATACAATGGCGATTAATCAAATAAAGTCTTCATTAGAAGATATTGATAAAACTATAATTGGCGTTCAAAAGTTTCTAAAAGATACATTTTTACCTGAAATTTATAGAATAGCAAAAAATATATTCGTAGGTTTGGGTATTATAATTATCGGGCTTGTGACATATATCGGTGGCACAATCTTAAAACTTTGGTAGTTATGCAAATATCAAAACATTTTAACATGCAGGAAGTTATTAAATCTCATACAGCTACACGCTTGGGGATTGATAACTCCCTGCCTGACAACCTGCTCCCTAACGTGAGATTGGTTGCAGAGAAGATATTAGAGCCTGTGCGGTTATACTTTAGTAGACCAATAATAGTATCTTCGTGGTATCGCTCTCCAAAGCTAAATAAAGCTATTGGTGGTAGTTTAAAATCAGACCATTGCAAAGGTTGTGCAGTTGACTTTGAAATAGATGGCATGGCAAATGCTTTTATTGCTGAATTCATCCGTGACAACTTAGAATTTAGGCAGTTGATACTTGAGTTTTACAATCCTGATAAGCCAAACTCTGGCTGGATTCATTGCTCTTTTGTTGAGGGTGATAATAAGAAGGAAGTTTTAAGAACGCAGGACGGCAAGACTTATTATAAAGGGTTATATTAATGACAGTAGTAAATTTATCCGTACATAAAAATAATAAATGGCAAAGAGAGCGGAAAGCGTTACGCAAAGATGCGGTCGATAATATAAAAAGACTTGTAAACAATCGTGATGTTGCTGGGTATGTTATAGTTGTTTGGAGTGAGGCAGGAGAGCGAAGGGTTAATTGGGAAGTAACGTCTAAAAGTAAAATCCGCCCCTTCCAAATGCCCGATTACTGTAAACATGCTTTGGGTTCGGAGTTGCACGAAAACGAGCGTGGTAGATAATGGGAATACACGTTACAAAAGAAGGTAAGTTTTGGGGCGAATTTGCCCCTTTTAGATGCCACCAGCGTGGTGACTGGTGGACTGTTGTAGTTGATTATATAGCTTGTCTCTCAAAAATCAACCATTGCGAGCAATAAACAGTGTATAACGAGTGCGGCTTATGTTATAATATAAGCTATAGCCTTAGTTCGTTTTATAACGTGAGCAAGCATACGCAATTAAACAAACTCCCCCACTTTGTATAATTTACAGAAAACATATATAAAAACCAATTTCGTGAGGTCACGAATATGGTCGTACCAATTTTCCCAAGCGGTAAATATGGTATGTAACGTTCTAATTGGGGCGAATTCACCCCTTTTGTGGAGCGTGAAATAACCTCGACACTCCAACAGCCGTATTTGTGGCAATTACAGACTCCCCCAATTTGTAACATTCATAATGTATCGAATCAAACACCTTTACGAGTATATGCTAGACATGGTGCTTTAGAGCAAATCTAAAAGCAACGTGCAATTTTCGCACAATGCTTAACAATCAATTATTTAAGTGCTTTAGAGCTATACACACATGCTTGCACATATAAATGATTAGTGATATTATATGCTCGTCACTTGCTTAACGTTTAAATGCTCCAGAGCATAGTTAAGATTACCAACTCGGTATGACAAATTTTAGGATAGCATTATGGGTATAGGAAAAATCATATTACCTCAATTTGAAGGCTGGGAAACGGGGCTTGAGAAAGATGTTAATATCACTAATCTAGTGCCATTTACTTATACTAGATTAAAGATTTTGCCTTGCTACACTGATATTATCCCACCGAAACAACTTATATTCAAAGATGACTATAATCAAGGCGAAGCGGTTTGGAATGTTGACGGTCTTTTGTTTCTAGATATAGGCTATAAAATAGACGGTGCAACATTAGCGGTTGATACTCCTGATTTTATGAAACACGGTGCTGGTATCCATGACGCTGGTTGCACTGCCATTGAGCGTGGTTTGTTTGATAATCCTAGCCTCAACGAAAGACAAAATAAAAAGATTAGAAAAAGGTATAGGCTATTGGTTGACCAGTTACTCTATAAAATCCTAATAGAGGACGGTATGCCTGAATTTAGGGCTAAGGCGGTGCTTCTGGCTACGTCTACTTATGGGAAGGTAAAATACTCAATCTAACCTTACCATTCTGTTAAGTACAAATCTCCATCAGCACAAGTAACAAACCCCTCACTTTCAAATAATCTATAACTATAAACATTACATTGTGCATGTACGTCAGCGGACGGATAATAGCGTTTTATCCATTTTAAACCATGATGCAGGACGTAATTCCCTAAATGCTTACCTTGCATTTGTGGAATAAGTGCGATTCCTATTTCTTCATCTATAGGGTCAAAAAATACGCATCCAATAATACATCTTAAAAAACAATCATAAACGCCAATAATGCGACATGTATCATATTGAAAAAAATATTCAGAATTAAAATCTTTATATCGCTTTACATTTAATTGTTTTCTTGCGAACTCTCTTTTTTCACCTGTTAATAAAATAGCTCTTTGCATCTAAACGCACCACTCTAAAGCTTGGCAGGGGTTAATCCAGTCAGTATTTCTAATATGATGCAGATGCAAAATCATCATAGCACCCATAGGAATTAGCCATAAGCACATACTTATAAAAATAATATCTAGCCAATTTCTTAGATACCATTTATTGAATGATTGCCACATAATCTACTCCTTTAAAGTTGAGGGGCTTTCACCGATTCGCTAATCATGAACACACACCCAAGCATCAGTAATCTATGTCAGCCCCTCGTTGACATTTTAGGGTGGGGTGTATGCGATGGGTATTATCGTCTTTGACAACCGCCCCCATCTTGGCGGTATTCTTATTCACGTCCCTGTTTAAATTCACTTAACGCTTTATATGCGTTATCCCAAATTAGTTTAGCACCAGCATCTTTTCTATTACCGTTCCTCGCAGAACAAAGGGAAGGGGAAGGGGAAAACTCCTGCAAAAGACGCTCAAACGCTTTTATCATCGCAGCTTCTTTTTCACATTTATTAGGCATTATTTAACCCCAAAAAGATAACCGATTGACAATAGTAAAAAACAATAAAATATCATACTAAAAGCATTACTTGCGAAATCACTCCAAATCCGATGAGGTGAGTTTAACATGTCTTGTTACCCCCAATCCACGTTACTTTCAAAGCATTGCCTACACCAAAGCCCACACCCTCAAGCTTGACCGTTTTATCAACATCACGCAAATATATTATACGCTCTTTTACGGATTCTGGGACTTTGTCCGTTTCAGGAAAATATAACTCCCCATCGGTTTTTAGTCTCGTTTCCCAATTCAGTTTCTCGTGCTTGCGGTTTTCTGTTTCTATGCAGTTGGATGTGTCTTTCATGTTAATCCCCTTTGTTTAAGTTATTATATTCTCTGCCATCTGGCTTTACTGGCATAACCAAATCTATACCATGAGTTTCTTTCGCATAATGTAGAATATCTTGTGCATATAAATCCCCCCATGTATCGGTTTCTAATTCAGTTGTAGACCTGCCTTCTAGTATCAGCACCTTCAATATCTCATGTATAGCGTTAATCCTTGCCTGACTCGCTGTCATTTTTGCCATCTTTATAGAATAATCAAACAACATTCTCGACAATATCATCGGGTCTTTTTCTATAAACTCATCTATTTGTTGGTATAACAACCATTGTGCGTTATTCTGTTTTAGCGTTCTTTTCTTCGCATTTGAAACTACTATCCGTGCTAACCTAGCTTTACCATCTACCCATCTACGTTTTATCCCCAAGACTACAGCGTCCAGCATTTCAGGAAAATTAATCTCATAAGTGCGTTTAGTGTCTTTCTTGTAAATCTCGTATTCAATAGGTTTTTTTCCATTTATCCAATTTGCAAGCATCTGGTTTGAGGCTTCGTCCAAAAACTCACGCAGATTAGGTGTTTCACCTTTTCCGTGCATCAGTACCGTATGCACCTCGTTTATTGTTGGTACGCCACTGTATAGCGTTTTAAGTGCCATTCCAGAGCCTCTATCTACTCTATTGACGTGAGCATACACTGAACGTCCTACGCCATTATGCACACGGTCAAAAAGCTGGGTGAATACGCAAGGAAACTGCCTTACATAATCCTGATACTCATCATCAGAGCCTTTAGCTTGTGCTTTCTGCAATAATTGCTCTGGTATCATAACTTACCTATTAAATTAGTGGGTGGTGGCAAGGACTCGAACCTTGCTGCTACCCCATCTCACTGCACCAGCTTTCTACCGCACGGAATCGAACCGCAACAACGAGGTCTGTTTGTGACGTGCTACACCTGATACACGATTTCACCGCCCACATTACACCCTTTCGGGTATTCTTATTTTACGACCGTGACCGTGACCGTGACCGTGACCCTGACCTTGACCCTGACCGTGACCGTGACACTGACCCTGACCCTGATTCTGACCCTGACCCTGACCCTGACACTGACACTGACCGTGACCCTGACCCTGACCGTGACCGTGACCCTGACCCTGACCGTGACCGTGACCATGACCCTGCCCCTGATTCTGACCGTGACCATGACCGTGACCATGACCCTGACCCTGACCATGACACTGACCGTGACCGTGACAAATCGTACCCAGTTCTTAATATCGCCTGATTCATTATTTTTGCTCTCTAGGTAATGCTTTTGTCCATATAACAGCGTCAATTATTGCACCACGTCCCACTATAACTTCGCCTTCGGGGAATGGCTCGACCTCGCCCAATTGTCCAGTTAGTAGACAATCAGAAAATCTTGAGGTATCCGCTATCCAAGCCGCTGAAGATAAGACAAGCTCTTTTTCACCAACTTTTTCTAAACGCCCAATATCAATCATAGTAACTGTTCTGATTAAATAAGCCTTGCCTATTTTATAAGGGTGCTCCTCCGTTTGTACAGGCTTGTCGTCACACTTTAATAGAGACGCAATTTTAATTAAATCATCAATATTCATTTTATTTTCCTTTGTTTAAATTGTTGGTATTCTTATTTTTTACCATTTATAAGCTGTTCGTAGGCTTCTAAACTAATTATAACTACTTTCCCTGCACCTACCGTAGTATCCGCAGGAGCGACTAGAACTATCTCAATCAAATCATCGTCTTGACCTTCTGGATAAAAATCCGCATGACTAATTTCAGCAAATATTGGCTTCATTTTATTTTCCGTTGTTTAAATTGTTGGTATTCTTATTTGCAACTAAAATGGCAATTCATCGTCCAAATCTTCCTGATACGCATTACCTTTATCTACAGTGTGTTTGGCTGTAGCTGTATCGCCCCGTGTATCAAGTAAAACTAAACTTGCACCGAAGCCCTGCAAAACTATTTCAGTAGAATACTTATCTTGTCCGTTTTGGTCTTGCCATTTACGAGTTTGCAACGCACCCTCAATGTAGACTTTAGAGCCTTTTTTGAGATAACTCTTCACAACGCCCACAAGCCCCTCATTGAAGATAACCACTTTATGCCATTCGGTTTTCTCCTTGCGTTCGCCTGTGGTTTTATCTTTCCATGACTCACTTGTGCCTATAGATAAATTAGCAATCTCTTTACCGTTCTGCATACTCCGTATATCAGGGTCTTTTCCTAAGTTGCCTAGAATCATTACTTTATTTACTGATGCCATATCTATCCTAATTTTATATTGTTATAAGCCTTAATGTGCGACTCTATAATAAACTCGCACTTTTCTACATGCTCTTTTATTTCGTTAATATATTTTTCGTCCCTGTGTACCCTAATGATGTGGCAAGGATTGCTAAAATTATCGTTATACAAGCAATAATCCCACCAGCTTCGCTCGCTAACCATCATATTAAATTGGCACTGCGTTTTATGTGCTGGCTCAATATAGTTTTTTATCACCGCATATAAATGCGTATGATTATCTTTGCATTTTATTTCTAATCCACCGTCTAATCCTATTAATCCATCAGGTGACGAGCCTAGTGTCGGGCTATATTCAATGAAGCCAACTTCATCAACGTCAACCATGTTAAGAACCGCATATAACTGCCTTGCCGCATCTTCCTTTTCATGCCCTCGCTCTGTGTGGATATTTGAAAACCTATCAGAATCACTAGCTTTACCTGTAATTCTTTCGGACGCTTTCTTTAGTAATATATTAGCTTTAGTGCCACCCTCACCCATTAACGTATGAAAATCGCTGGCGGTTATCTTGCCCACTCTTAAATCTAACCAATCCTGAGTTCCCTGCTCAATATTATGTATTATCATTTATTAAATCCTTTCTTTTTATCAACAAATAAAGCTTCTATTTTTATATAATTTTCTTTATTAATTTTCTTTATTTTAGCAATATCCACAGCATTAGTAGCCCAGATTGAATTAATAGCTTCTAACGTAGTAGCCTTATCAAGAGCTTTTTCAATATTATCTATGATAATAGATAAGCGGTTTTGCTCTTTATCGTACTTGTCCATATCAACAACATTTTTCTTCGTCTTATCGTACAAAGCTAAGCCAAACACATTACCAAACAACCGCAAAGCTCTCTTAGTCGCATCAGTTTCAGCTTCTTTTGCCGCCCCCTCTATGCAAGAAAATAAATCTTTTGCAATTCCACTACCGTGTCCAGTTCCCTCTCTCGCTAGTTCGCCAATGGTTATACGCACCTTTGCCTCGTAGCCTACTTTAAAACCATTATCTCCGTTATTACCAATCTTCTTTTCTTGTCTACATACTTCCCGATTATATACAGTCTCTAAACTCCAGCCTCCAAAGCCAAATATTCTGTTTGCCTCGCTAATAACGTGATAACCTTCAACATATTGTGCCTTACTTCCCTCCGTTAGTTTTTTTACGGCTTTTTCATCTAAAGGCTTTTCTAACTCCTTTATTGTTTTATCGTCAAAAATATTACTCATTTTACCCCTATAAATTTAATTAGATTCCGCACTGTATTTGTTCATTCTAGTACTATGTATTCTGTTATTACTCGCTGATACTTATCGTCAAGCCCCCAAAGACGGTTGTAATGTCTTTTGAGTAATTTTAACGCTCCGTCATCTAATCGCCCAATAGCTGCTTTATATTCTGGTCTTACCCCTGTATTTTTCACCCACTGAAGGCTAGGCTCTTTTAGGTAGTAAAGCATATCTTTTGCTAAACTTTTAAAACCATCATCGTGCATATACTCAACTAAATATCGCTCAAGCTTATTAATACACTCTTCTTTGCTCGGACGTGCTGGCGGTGGGTATAGGGCTTCTTTTAAAATGTAGTATTCATCCCACGGCTTTATTGCAGGGTCTTTAGCAATCTCGCTCTCAATGCGAGAAATATAAGCCTTCGCAGCTTCCACAACTTTATCTATTCCCATTTTCTAACTCCTCATCAGTTGGTAACTCTACCGCATTAAAAACTGGCAGCGGTTTAAGATTCTCTAAAGGCTTTGTTAAATCCTCTACAGTTTCCACGCCACGCTCCGCCCAACCCATCCTAAAGAAATGCCTAGCCTCACCTTCTGTTATATCGTACTGCTCGCCTTTTACAAACCGCTTAACCACATGACCATCTTCCGACCCCATGCGAGTTTGTAGCATTTTTACTAATGTCATAACCTTGCCCCTTTATTTATTTTCCGTAAGCCAAGAATACACACTAGCTACAACACTGTCAACAATTAATTATAGTTTTCTTTAAAAATATTTAAAGTTATCACTAAAAAGATTGACGCTATATATATATTACATTATTATAACGCCAACAATAAGGAGGACTATATGGAATTAAGAAAACTACACAAAAAAGGCTTGGAAGCAATTGCTATATATAAGCGTGCAGGTTTATCGCAACGTGACGTTTACCGCAGGGCTGGCGTATCCGAGGGGAGTTTCAACACTTATATGTATGAGCCAAAGAAACTAAAACCTTCCACAGTAGCTAAGATACTAAAAGTTTTAACGGAAATAAAAGAGGCGAATAAATAATGCCAGCAAAAATGATTAAAATGGGCGATAAATACGTCATTATAAAAGCTTGTGATATGCTTGATTGCGATGCTGTGGCTTGCTTTGGAACAACAATAAAGGACGGCGATAAAATGGCAGCTCAAAACGTTTTAAAACGCTCTAAATTTGACAAGGTGTCAATGAAGGGTGATTTTCTGAGCTGGAATCATAAATACATAATGGAGGGGAAATAATGGCAGATATAACAATACAACTACCTTGGACAGACCCTGCTTTACTACCTAATGAAAGGAATAGCTGGGGCAAGTTTGCCAAAATAAACGGAAGTAGAAAAGCTAAAAAGCAACGTGCAGACGCATTTTATTTGACACGAGAAGCCCTTAACGGAAAAACACTGCCTGATAATATATTTAAGTGCATAATCCATACTATTTATCACCCACCTACTGGAAGGGGTGGAGCGAGAGATGAAGATAACCGCAACGCTGCCCTCAAGTCGGCTTTTGATGGTATTGCTGACGCTCTAGGTGTTGACGATAGAATATTTAGCCACACATCGGAGTTAAGCAATAAAGTAGGGAGGGGTGTTATTTTTATAACAGTAAGAATATTTACAAAAGACGAGGAGTTAAAATAATGATTGATGAGAAAGATATTAAGAAGCTGTTATGTGAGGGGTTCTGCTCTGGTATTAGCGTTTCGCAATCAGGCAAGTTAATAAACGTGTCTGTGCCATTTGAAATAGGAGGTGGCGACCCTGTAAATTTTTATGTAGTCCCGTTAGAGAATAATCTTTTTAGGATAGAAGATGACGGAAGTTTAATTCCGTTTCTATTGGCAAGTGGTGTAAATATTGAGGAAGGCACACGAGCTGAAGAATTTAATAACATACTTGATGCCTCTAGTGTTACATACAATAAAGAAACTGGAGAGTTGGCTAGTAAAGCGGTTTCTAGTTTAGAAATTGCAGATATTGTATTTCGATTTATTAATACTATTCTAAAGATAGATGCAATAAAAGCTCCTTTGCGACCTGACAATGTTTCCAGTATGTTTAAACAAGATGCACAGAATAAAATAACCGAGGCTTTTGGGGAAAAAGCAAGTATTACTTATCCAAGAACTTTTATAGAAGGTGGTAAGGGCGTAATATTTAACTTGCACGGTACTGCATCAGAGGAAGAAATGCTTGCAGATGGTTGGGTAAAAATACCAGAGGAGTTAAAATAATGAAATACGTTTATGTTAAAAATCGTAATACGTTAGACGTGGCAAGGCATGAGATTATTATAGGTGAGTTTGGCTTTTGCTACCCAGCTATACCAAGTGAGTTTGAAACTTTATCATACCACGAATACAGGGCTATAGTAAACGGCAAGCTTCAAGCCCAACTTGAGATTTTAGACCAAGAATACTCAAGATACCAAAAAGCTCATTACGAGGCTATGAAGGAGTTAAAAGCGAAGGAATTACCAATGGACGAGGTTACAGAATGAAATATATATACACAATAGAGCGGTTGAAAAATAAAAAAGGAGAGGCTAGTTTTGCGTTTTCTAAAATGTTAGTAATTAGAGAAACTATCAAATATATCTACGCTAAAAATAACGTTTGCAATGCCAGATTCTCAAAAAAACGAAAATCAGAGACAAGTTATAAGAACGATTTCGGGAAGCAAATAGTACCTTATGAAAACTATCGTTATCTACTAAATCAGGATATTGAACTGAAAATAAGTTATCACGAGGATTGTATAAAAAGCCTTAAAGACTCAATATTACCAGAGCAGGAGGTCACAGAATGAAATATATATACGCTAGAGTCGGGAAAGCATTAAGAGTTAAGAGGTTAAGCGTCACAGAGGAAACTTCCAGCACAATAACAGCGATTACAGACGATGGGAGTGTTAGAGTTTTTGATAAACAAACGCAAGTGGCTTTTCATTACTCAGTGAAATCAAGTATCAACGCATCTGTTTTGGATGATTATGCAAATCTTCGTATTATTTCTTATGATGAATATAGAACTATGAGAAATGGATTGATAAACGTAAAAATAAAAGCGTTACATGAAGAGAGGTTATTTATGCAGAAACGGAATTGGGAGCTTGTGAGAGCGTTACAAACGGAGTTGCTACCAGAGCAGGAGGTCGCAGAATGAGATTGACTCACATCAACCGCATAGTGTCAGAGCATTTCGGCATAAGTAGCGAATCCTTACAAACAGAGGATATTAAGCCTAATATAATACCTAGATATATTGCTATGTATTTTATGCGAGAATTAGCTAATGAAACTTATGTATCCATAGATGAGTTTTACAGCAAAAAAGGAAGGTTAAAGCAAAGAGCTAATTACGCTAATAAATATATGAAAGAAAGAATAAAAGACCCACGAGAGGTTTTACTTCAAATTACAATGGCGCACTTAGAAGAGCTGTTAGTGGGCTCTTGGGAGTTGCAGAAATTAAGTTTAGATGGCTTAGAAAGTGGAAAGTAAATTTGGCGAATGGTTAAGAAGAGAGCGGTTAGCATCTGGCGTGACTTTAAGAGCGTTCGCAATACAGGCAGGTATATCAGCAACGTACTTATCAAAGATAGAGCGTGGGGAATTTAAGCCTCCATCAGAGGCGGTAATAAAGCGAATATGCGTTTTGCTAAGAGTAAATCCTGACTATGGGTTAGCGATGGCTGGTAAAGTGTCATCTGATTTAATAGATATTATTATTGCAAACCCTGTTGATTATGGGAATTTCCTAAGGCATCACTTCCGACAACTTAGCGTTAAATAGTGAGCGTATCTAGTGCTACATGAACTATTGCATAGTGGGCGAAAGTGGGAAAATCAGTGGGAATTTAAAAATACGACAACAAAAATCGTAAAACGACAAGTTTAATCGTGCATTGGTTCTTTTAGTGGTTCGCTATTTTAATTTTGAGCCA